ATTGATGTAGCTGATTGGACAAAAGAAAAGCAAAAAGAATTTATAATAAAAGACAACTCAGGTTTTGGTGAATGGGATTGGGATATTTTAGCAAATGAATGGGTTCAAGATAAATTAAATGACTGGGGATTAGATTTACCTTTAGATTTTAATGAAGATTTAAAAGATGAAGATTTACATGGTGAAGAAAAAAAAGAAAAACCATCAATAAAAATTACATTTCAAAATGTAAAAGATTTAGAAGAAGCAGAACTCATTATAAAAGATTTAATTTTAAAATATAAAAATTCATTTTATTCAGTTTCATAATGCAATTGAAAATAGCATCACATAAAGCGATTAAATATTCTTGTTTAAATTTCCATTATGCAAAAGCAATACCTGCGACAAAAATTGCTTATAATGTATTTAATAAAAACAAAGAATGGTGTGGCTGTATTACTTTTGGAAGTGGTGCAAATTACAAATTAGGATTTCAATATGGACTTGTAAATGGTCAATTTTTAGAATTAACTAGAATGGCATTAAATGGTAAACAAGAAAGCACTAGCAAAGCTATGTCAATTGCAATTAAATTAATAAAAAAAAACTTTCCATTAGTAAAACTTTTAATTAGTTATGCAGATAAGGGGCAAAATCATAAAGGAATTATTTATCAGGCAACAAACTGGATTTTTGTTGATGAAACTAAAACAAGTGGATGGGAAATATTTTATAAAGGAAAATGGAGACACGACAGAATTAAATCCCATATTTCTAAAAGCATATTAAAAAAAATACCTAAAAGGAAAAAATCAGGTAAATATAAATATCTATATCCATTAAATAATAAAATAAAAAAAGAAATATTAAAATTAAAAAAACCATATCCAAAAAATGCGACAGAGGTGTAATGGTTGCACATCTAACTATCCAGTTAGGAAGAGAAGTTCGATTCTATCCTGTCGCTCTAAATATTATAAATAATATAAATGAAAGTTTTAGAATTATTTGCAGGATCTAGAAGTATAGGTAAAGTAGCTAATGAATTAGGACATTTTGTTTTTTCAGTTGATATAAATAAATTTGAAAATATAGATTTAGTAATTGATATTTTAAAATTGAAAAAAAAAGATATTCCTTTTCAACCTAATTTAATATGGGCTTCACCACCTTGCACTTATTTTAGTGTTTCTAGTATTGGAAAACATTGGTATAAAAATCATTTACCTAAAACAGAAAAAGCTGAATTAGGAGTTAAGATTGTAAAAAAAACAATTAAAATAATTAAAAAATTAAAACCTAAATATTGGTTTATTGAAAACCCTAGAGGCAAATTAAGAAAATTAAATTTTATGCAAAATTTAGATAGAACAACTGTTTGGTATTGTCGTTATGGAGATAAAAGAGCTAAACCTACAGATATTTGGACTAATAATTTAAAGTCAATATACAATCCAAATGGATGGCAACCAAGAAAGGAATGTTTTAATGGAAATAAAAATTGTCACCATGAAAGTGCACCTAGAGGTAGTCAAACTGGAACTCAAGGTTTAAAAAATAATTATGAAAAAAGTAAAATACCATATAATTTATGTTATGAAATAATCAAGTCATCAGAAAATTAAAATAATTTAAAATGGAAATAATAAAACACTTAACAGGAATATGCGGAGAATCGCATTTAAATATATATAGCATATTTTTATATGCAATTATAATTTATTTAATAAAAAAAATATATAACAAATGGCTAATGAAGAAAATTTAAAATCATGGAAAAAAGGGGAATCAGGAAATCCAAAAGGCAGACCTAAAGGTTCTTTAAATAGATCAACCATTGCAAGAAAATGGCTTCAAACATCTAGTAAAATTTTGAATCCAATAACTGGAGAAGAGGAAACACTAACTCAGGAAGATATCGGAACACTTGCTCTTATAAAAAAATTAAGGCAAGGGGATGTACAAGCTTACAAAGCCTTATTAGATTCTAGTTATGGGCAACCAAAAGAAACTATTGATTTAAATCAAATAGCAGAGCAACCATTATTTAAACATGTTTCAGAAAACGACAGCGATACAAAAGATTCAGAAACTGAATAAAAGAAACAGGATATGTCAGGGTGGAACAAGTGCTTCTAAAACATTTGGCATCTTAGCATATTTAATTGACTATCTAGCTAAAAATGAAAATATGGAATGCTCAATAGTTGCACAAACTTACCCTCATCTAAAAAGAGGAGCATTAAGAGATTTTAAAAAAATTATGGAAATGACAAACAGATGGTTTCCTAACAGATTTAATAAATCAAGTTCAACATATCAGTTTTTAAATGGGTCAACAATAGAATTTTTTTCAGCAGACCAAGAATCGAAATTAAGGGGTGCAAGGAGAAATATATTATTTATTAATGAAGCGAATACAATTACTTATGATGCATTTATCCAATTGGCTGTGAGAACATCTGAATTTATATTTATTGATTTTAATCCGACACATGAATTTTGGGCACATACAGAGCTTAAAAATGATGCAGATAGTGATTGGCTAATATTAACATATAAAGATAATGAAGCAGCACCAGAAGCCGCTGTAAATGAAATATTAAAAGCAAAAGAAAAAGCAAAAAAAGGAAATGAATTTTGGGCAAACTGGTATGATGTTTATGGATTAGGAAAATTAGGAAAATTATCAGGTGCTATTTTTCAGAACTGGGAAATTGGAGAATTTAAAGAAATATCAAAAAGTATATTTGGGCAAGATTATGGAATGAATGACCCAACAACTTTAATTCAAACGTCTATTGATAAGGATAAAAAAATTATTTATGCAAAAGAATGTTTTTATAAATCTAATTTAGTAACTTCTGAAATAGAAAAATTAAATAAAAAATTTGCTGGTGATAATTTGATTATTGGAGATTCTGCAGAGCCAAGACTAATTGCAGAATTATCAAAGTCATCAAATATAAAACCATCTATAAAAGGTCAGGGATCAGTAACATTTGGGATTAGTATGATGCAAGATTATCAAATAATTATATCAAAAGAAAGTTATAATTTAATTAATGAATTAAAAAATTATGTTTGGTTAGAAAAAAAAAGTCAAACACCAATAGATGCTTTTAACCATTGTTTAGATGCTTTGAGATATGCTGTTTCTTTTCAATTAGCAAATCCATATGCAGGACAATATCATATAATGTAAAAAAGCTAGATTAAAAAATAAAATTCAAACGTATAATATATATAGACATGGCAATGATAAAACAAAAGATTAAAGTCCCAAACAAACTCGCAGAGATAACTTTAGGTCAATATCAAAAATTTAGTAAAATATATACTAAAGATGTTGACCAAGATTTCTTACAAAAAAAAATGATTGAAATATTTTGTGGCATTCCACTTGCTGATGTTAATAAAATAAAATATAATTCAATCCAAAAGGTTATTGAGATTATTTTAAAAATGTTTAATGAAAGACCTAAATTAAAAAAAACATTTAAATTAGGAAATATTGATTTAGGTTTTCATCCTCAATTATCAGAAATGACATTTGGAGAATTTGTTGATGCAGATACTTTTTCAGGTAATTGGGAAACAATGGACAAAGCTATGAGTGTTTTATATAGACCGATAAAAGATAAATTTAATGACAGGTATCTTATAGAAGATTACGATGGGGAAACAAAAGAATTTATGAAACAAATGCCATTAGATGTAGCTTTCGGAGCAATTTTTTTTTTATCGAATTTAAGAAACGAACTCATGAAAATTATCCTCAGCTTTTCAGCGAAAGAAATGAAGAAACTGTCGCAACGTCAAGTTCAAGCTTTGGAGAAAAATGGGGTTGGTACAGCTCAATGTATACACTCGCTAGAGAGGATGTCACAAGATTTGATGAGGTTGAAAAATTAAATATAAATACTTGTTTAACATGGCTAGCATTTACAAAAGAAAAAAACGATTTAGAAAGACAACAAATTAAAAATGCAAGAAAAAAATGATTTAGTGGATTCTTTATATGAAAGAAAATTATTAAATGATAATGAGGAAATTGTATTATCTGATGGTTTTGATGCTGCATTAATTGGAGTGAGTACAAGTGAGCCAAAGATTGCTATTTATGATTTTTGGAAAGCATTGGATTGTATTATTAAAAAAAATCCTGATTTAGATTTTAATGATGCTTTAGAATGGTTAGATGATTTTACAAGTTTAAAAATTGAGAATGCAGAAAGTTTAACTCCTATTTTTGTTAAGACATTATGAATACATATTTTAAAGTTATTGAAGATATTAAAACAGCTTTAATTGCAGAGCCATTTATTAATAATGTAAGTCAGGGAGATTTATTTGAAATTGATTTAAATAAAAAAACAATATTTCCTTTAGCTCATATTATAATAGACAATATTGATATTCAAACAAATCAAATATCATTATCATTGAGTTTAGTTTTAATGGATATTGTTGATATATCAAAAGAATCAACAACGGATTTAATAAGAAAAAATAATAATGAATTAGATGTAATAAATAATATGTTAAATATTTCAGCAAGATTACAAGCTCTTTTATCTCGGCTAGATACTTATCATGCAGATTATGAATTAGCAGGATCATTTACCTGTACTCCTTTTAAAGAAAGATTTGAAAATAATTTAGCTGGAATAAATGTTGATTTTACAATTAATATGTCTAACGATATGACTAAGTGCTAATGGCAACGATTAATGATTTTATGAAATTTACAAAACAAGCTCTAGAAGATTTTGGAGAATATGTTTCTCAAAATTCTAGAAAAAGATTTTTAAGAAAATATAAAGATCAAAAATATGCATCAGCAAAAGGTAAGTTATATAATGCAATTGATTATGATGTTTCGGTAGGACCAAACAGCTTATCTGTTAAATTTCCTTTTATGAAAGATATTGATTATGCAAAATATATCGACAAAGGAGTTAGAGGAAAAACATCAAGTTATGGTGTTTCAAAAAATTCGCCTTTTCGATTTGGATCAGGTACAGGAAAAAAAGGTGGATTAAGAAAAGGCATATTCAAATGGATAAAAGCAAAAAGGTTTCAATTTAGAGATGAGGAGGGAAAATTTATAAGTTATAAATCCATGACATTTTTAATTAGTAGAAAAATATATAATAAAGGCATTCCAGCAAAAAAGTTTTTTACAAGGAGTTTTGATGAGGGATATAAAAATTTACCTGATGAAATAGTAGAAGCTTTTGCATTGGATGTTAAAAAAAGATTTAAAGAATTTACAATAAAATGAGTACAAAAATAAATTCCAGATCGCCATATTTTATTAGCTTTACAAAGCCAACACAAACACTTGGCACGTTTGCATGTACTGGAAATAAATTTATGGCTAATCCATCAGGTTTTGAAGTAAGTGCATACGGAGTTATTAAAGAGCCAGATTTACAAAACGGAACTATCGTAGGAAGATCAGCAACATCATTTGCAGAAAATACAACTGCATCTGCAATATCAAGAACAGTTACATATACTATTGAGATTCCATTGGGTTATGATAATTCAGGAACAATAAGTTGTGATGTTACAGCAAGTCAGCCAGTCAAAGCTGTCGCAACAGGTGGCTCAAATTGTCCAACAGTTTCATCTGCAATATCAGATATAACAGGATTAAATGGAACACAAACAATAGATTTATCAACAAAATTTTCTGCTGGAGCGGTAGCAATATCTCATTTTAGTGTAGAAAAAAATGGTAGTGCTCAAATTACAGCAAGTATTTCAAGCAACACATTAACAATAACAGGAACCTCAACTTGTCAAACAGCGACAATATCAGTAACAGCTCATAATGCTACAGATGCTTGTTCGGTTGTAGATACGTTTACAGTTGCCACGACTTGTGTAAAGGCATTACATTGTACAACAAACGATTCCTCAAATGTCGCAGTTGGTTTGACAGATTCTAATTCCTCATTTAATCAAGATGGTAGTTTTAATTATGGAAGTTTTTTAGTCGGATTACAGCCCTCTGCTTTTGTTTATAATTTTACAAGTCATTCAGATTCTTATGTTGCAATATCAAGTGGTACAGCATTAGCTCCAGTAATTCCTGCAAATACGACTGGCTCGGACAGAAACGTTTTTGTAAAAATAAGTTGGACTATTCCATCAGGATTTACAAATAGTGGAACATTAGATTGTACTTATACATTTACACAAGCAACATCTACATTATTAAATTTTGATTGTGATACAATGTTATCTAATACAAGAGTTTTACCTGATGGAACAGTAACAGTTCCTGAAATATCCCCATCAGCTGCAGGTACTTTTCAAAGTGTAACTTTGAGTCCTAGTAGTCTAACGAAATATCCTGAAAATATTACAGCTAGTAATGTAAACAGAACAGTTATTTATAATATACAAATCGGTACAGGATATAAAGCAGTTATTGGTGGAGTAACATATACAGCTGGACAAAATGCACCTTGTTCAAAAACAATAGTTCAAACCTCCATGCCAGCATCTGCTGTATTTGGCACAACTGATATGTTTTTAAGTTATATTGGATTTGATACTCCAACAGATGTTTGTGGACATAGTAATGCTTTTACCTTTACACTTAATAATGGTGTTAAAACAACTGGCACACAAAGTTTTGTTCAAGCACATTTAGGAGAACAATTATCAAAAAACGGCAGAAGATTTTCAGGTGGCAATCAATGGTGGGGTGCAAGTTTTACAGCAGGATCAACAATAGGAGGAGGAAATCAAGGAGTATTTGACATGATTCAAATCGATAATGATGGCTTAATAATAAATGCTGTATCGACTACATGTCAAAATAGCCCTGTTAATTACGGACAATCAATATACCCAGGAATTTTATAATTATGGCATTACTTAGAGCAGATTTAAATATATACATATATACAGGAACAGAGGGCAGTTTTTCTGATAGTGATTTAAAATATACAATTTCAAAAGAAAAATTATCAAGTGAAGATAATATTGTCTTTGAGATTGGTGAACTTGTAAGAGATTATATAGACATAACATTTAATAATGATTATTTAAGCACAACAAAATGGGTATCAGTTACAGCTACATTAATAGATAGTGATACTAATGCAGCTTATGCAAGTGGTGGCACAACAACAACTCATTTTTTAGCATTCGAGGGATATGGATTTTTTGAAGATGCAATAAATCCTCAACTCAGTACAGATGCTTTAATAACGACAAGCAATATTTATGTGCCTGATGATACAGCTTGTAAGATTCCAATATTTGCAGAGGGGGTTGGAAAATATGTTATAGGAAGCACAACAACTCAAGTAACAGATTCAGGAAACTCAGATCAAAAAATTCAATATATTACAGTACCAGCAAACACAACAGATAATGTAGTTATATATGCAACTAATGATTCAACAGTTGTAAAAACAATGATAGTTAATAACGTTTGTGAGCCAAAATATACTCCTTATAAAATTACCTTTGTAAATAAATATGGAGCTTATCAAGATATTTATGTCTTTAAAAAAACAACAGAAAAATTTACAGTATCTGACGAAACCTATAAAGTAAATACAGTAAATGAATCGACAATAACATATAACACATACGAGGGACAAAAGCAAAGACATAACACAAATGCTCAAACAACATTGACTGTAAATACTGGATATGTAAATGAAGATTTTACAAGTGCTATTGAGGAGCTATTTTTGAGCGATAATGTATATATTAGAATAGATAATAAAACATTACCTATAATTCCTAAAAGTAAATCAATGACTTTAAAAACAGTCTTAAATGATAAGTTAATAGATTACACAATTGATTTTGATTTTGCATTTAATAAAATAAACAATGTCAGATAATGCAAACTCAGGGTTTACAATTATATATTGAGGATGAACAAGTTGAATTACATGATAATGAAAGTGTAAATCTAACTCAATCAATTCAAAATGTCAGAGATATAAAAAAGATTTTTTCTGATTTTACTCAAACGTTTAACGTACCAGCTTCTAAAGTAAACAATAAAATATTTAAACATTTTTATAATTTCAATATTGATGGTTTTGATGCAAGAACAAAAAAAGATGCTGTACTTAATTTAAATTATAAACCATTTAAAAAAGGCAAAGTTAAATTTGAGGGTGTTCAGATGAATAATAATAAACCAGTAAATTATAGACTTACTTTTTTTGGTGATACAATAACAATGAAAGATTTATTTGGTGAGGATAAATTAGATGCATTAGAAAATTTACAAAATCTACAAATCGAATATACAGCAACATCAATTTCAGGTTATATGGATACTCCTTTAAATTTAACTAGAATGGGTCAGTCATTTCCTGATGCTGTTTTAGTGCCATTGATAACACATACTGAAAGATTATATTATAAAAGTGGAGAAGATACAGCAGGAACAGGAAATTTACATGTCGGCTCAAATGTAAAAGGAGTAAAATTTGAACAATTAAAACCAGCTTTAAGAGTTTATTATATTATAAAAGCAATAGAAAAACAATATGATCTTGAATTTAGTACGGATTTTTTTAATACAACTAATGAGCCATTTTATAATCTTTATATGTGGATGCATAGGAGAAAAGGAAATATTGTTGAGGATGCTGACAATGCTACAAAAGAATTAACAATTGATAATTTTAGCAATTTTGATTTTCAAGGTAATACGGATATATTTGCACCTCAAAGTAGTGTAGGATTTAAAAATGATACTGCAGGAAGAAGTGCTCAAAGAGCATTTATTGCATTAGAAGTTTCAACAGGTAGCTCAAGTAAATATAAATTAATAATTAGAAAAAATGGAACAACATTTTTCACATCAGATGAATTAACTGGCAGTCAAGATGTTACAACAATAAATGGAGATGTTGGCATTGATAACGGAACAGATTTTTATACATTTCATTTTGAAACTGTATCAAGTCAAGCTGCAACCTTTAATCTAGTTGTAACAATAAGAGAGAGATTTAAACATGGTGTATTTCAAAATATGAGAAATCGGTACATGACAATGGAGGGTGAAGTTACTACATCGACAAATATTGAATTTAATTTGGCAAGAGAAATACCTGAAATAAAAGTAATTGATTTTATGACTGGTTTATTTCAAATGTTTAATTTAACAGCACAAAAATTAGACAGAGATGGTGATACTGTAAAAACTGGTAAATTTATTAAAGTGCAAACTCTAGATAATTTTTATTCTAGTTCAACTCAAAGTTATGACATTACAGAATTTTTAGACAAAACAACAAGTGAAGTAAATGCAATTATGCCTTATAATCAAATTAAATTAAAATATGAGGGCTTAAAAACTACATTTGCTGCAAAACATTTTGAAACAGAAAATGTAGAATGGGGTACACTAAACTACGAACAAGAAACACATCAAGATTTAGGGCAGGGAAGTTATGAAATTAAATTGCCTTTTGAACATATGAAGTTTGAAAGATTATATAATGACACAGGAGGAGCAGCAACTACAATTCAATGGGGATGGTCAGCTAATTTAGATTTGGAAAGTCATGTTGGAAAACCTTTATTATTTTATCCTTATAAAGTAACAAGTGGAGATGCTATTTCTGTTCAATTAGCAACAGATAGTCAAGTAAGTAAAACAACATATTATATTCCATCTAATCAAGTGAATCCAAAAGACACAACTTTGGCATCACCAACTATAAATTTTAATGCAGAATTAGGAGAATATCTAAATCAGCCATTTAAAAACACATTATTTGAAGTTTATTATAAAAAATATATTGTTGATACTTTCAATAAAAATAGAAGATTAAGTAAATTTAAAGCATATCTACCAATATCAATAATTTCGAATCTTAAATTACAAGATATAATAGTTGTATTTACAAACAGTTATAAAATAAATACTATAAGCACAAATTTTGAAACTGGATTAAGCAATTTAGAATTGATAAATGTTGTTTCCGAAGTTATTTTAAAAGTAGATGACTCAGACGGAGCAAAAACTATTGATAGATCACCTGTTTCTATTGATTCAATGAATGTAACAATTGACAATAATGTTTTATTAATATGATACGAGATATAATAAATATGCTAGACATAGCAAAAGAGAATAATTTAAAAGGTGAATTAACTAATATTGCTTTAGGTAGCAATAAAATTCCTGAGTCTTTTGGAGAAATAATTAAATTAACAAGATTAAGAAAATGGCAGAAAAAGTAATATTAGAATTAGAAGCAAAATTAGGTGATGCTGTCAAAAGATTAGATGGCATTGAAAGTCAATTAAAAGATGTTGGCAAAGAAGCTAAAAAATCTTCTAAAGGAATCGGTGGAATTAGAAAAGCATTAACAGGAGTTGGAGCTGTTTTAACAGGTGGATTGTTTAAAGCTGGTGCTGTTATATTTGAAAAATTAACCGAGTTATTTATGAGCAACCAAGTTGTTGTCGATGCAATGAGTACTGCAATGAATAGTTTAAAAATTGTTTTTAGTGATTTAGTTTCTTTTATTAGTAATTTTTCATTACCAACATTTACAGAATTAAAAGATGTTGTAATTGCAGGAGTAGTTGATAGATTTAATCAGTTAATGGAAGTATTTGGATTAATTGGAGAATCATTTATGAAACTTGTAAATCGAGATTTTAAAGGTGCATTTGAAACAATAAAACAAGCTGGCAAAGAAACAGTTGATGTATTTACTGGACAAGATAAAAGTTTTGAAAAGGTCACTAATAGTGTAAAAAATTATGCTAAAGAAACTTTTAATCAAGCAAAAAATCTAACAAATTTAAATAAACAGGCAGAAATAAATCAAGCAATAAATGATAAATTATTACAGCAATATGATAGAGATGCAGAATTACAAAGGCAAATTCGAGACGATGTTTCTTTAACAATTGAAGAGAGAATCGCTGCAAATGTTGAGCTTGGTAGAATCTTAGATGAACAACAAAAAGTTATGATGGATAATGCTGCTGAAAATGTAAAAATTGCAAAAGAAAATTTAGCTCTAGATGAAAATAATTTAGATTTACAATTAGCTCTTATAAATGCCGAAAGAGAATTGGTTGATGTTGAAGCTCATGTTACTGGATTGAGAGCAGAGCAACTTACAAATACAAATGCATTATTACAGGAACAAAAGGATTTAAAACAAGAAATAATAGACAAAGAAAATGAAGATCGAATAGCAAAAGAAAAACAGGCAGAAGAAGATAAAAAGAAAAAAGAAGAAGCAGATGCAAAAGCAAAAGAAGAACAAGAGAGAAAACAAAAAGAAGAAGCAGATGCAATACTAAAAGCCGAAGAAGAAAGAAAACAAAAAGTTGCAAACATGATGAGTGATTTAGATACAGTTAGAATGGTTGCAGGAGAGGAAACAAAAATTGGAAAAGCATTATTTATTGCAAAACAGGGAATGAGAATTAAAGAACAAATAGCTGAGGCAAAAAAAACATTGTCAGGTATAACATTAAAAGCTGCTGAAAGTGGAGTTGCAGCAGGACAGGGTACAATGGAAACAGCAAAAGTTGGATTTCCTCAAAATATACCTTTGTTAATTGCTTTTGCAGCTCAAGCAGCAGGTATTTTTGCAAGTATTAATTCGGCTGTAAGTGCAGCTCGAAGTGCTGCAGGATCAGCAGGTGCAGGAGGTGGTGCAACTCCAAATATGACTCCTCCGCCAGTTCCTCCAGCTTTTAACGTTGTAGGTCAAGCACCTGAAAATCAATTAGCAGTAGCATTAGGGGAAAATGAAAGCAAACCAGTAAAGGCATTTGTAGTAAGTAATGATGTTACAAATGCACAAGCATTAGATCGTAATATAGTAGAACAAGCAAGTATAGGATAATATGAAAATAATAGAATTAATTTTAGATGAAGAAGATATTGGAGTTGAAGCAATTTCAGTAGTTGAAAACCCTGCAATCGAGGAGCATTTTATTGCACTTAAAAATGAGCAATATAATTTTGCAGAACAAGATAAAGAAAAAAGACTTTTAGTTGGTGCAGCTCTAGTGCCAAATAAGCCGATATTTAGAAAAAAAGGAGATGATGAATATTATATTTTCTTTTCTAGAGAAACTGTCAGAAAAGCATCTCAAATGTTTTTTAAAAAGGGGTATCAATCAAGTATTACATTAGAACATGAAATGAAATTAGAGGGTTTAACAGTAGTTGAATCTTGGCTAGTAGAAAGTGACAAAGATAAATCACGACATTATGGTTTAAATGTACCTATTGGCACTTGGATGATTTCGTTAAAAGTCGATTCTGATAAAGTTTGGAATGATTACATAAAAGGTGGTGGCAAATTAAAAGGATTTAGCATTGAAGCATTTTTTTCATCTAAATTAGATCAGAGACCTAAAGATAAAACCATAAAAGATTTAAGCAAAATTGAAGAAGAAGAAGCACAAGAAATGGTTAATACAATTACAAGTATTTTAAGCAATGAAAAAATTACTTTAGAATCTTATAATGATTATCCTAGCGGAGTTCAAAACAATGCAAAAAGAGGTATTGAGTTAAATGAAAAAATAGGGAACAAATGTGCAACTCAAGTCGGCAAAGTTCGTGCTGCAACCCTTGCAAAAAAAGGTAATATAACTTTATCAACGATAAAAAGGATGTATTCTTTTTTATCTAGAGCAGAAACGTATTATGACCCAAATGATACGAAAGCATGTGGCACAATTTCTTATTTATTATGGGGTGGAAAAGCTGCATTAGGTTGGAGCAGAAATAAATTAAGAGAATTAGGAGAATTAAAACTTGAAGATAAGGTTGTAAGTGAAAATTATGCAATTATAGATGACCGATTAGCTTATTCAACAAAAGAAAAAGCACTTGAAATGGCTCAAAAATTAGGATGCGAGGGTTTTCACGAACATGAATTAGAGGGAAAAACTTGGTTTATGCCCTGCGAAACACATGAATTATCAGATTTTGAAGCATTTAGAAAGTATAAATGTCCAAAAGGTTATAAAAAAGATTATGTAAAACATAAATGTGTTAAAATGTCTGATGAGGAATTACAGGAATTAGCAAAAACAGGACCTAGAGGCGGCATAAGAAAGTCACCTAAAGCACCAAAATCAAATACTCCTAACCCAAATCCTAAAGGAAAAGGAACAGCGAAAGGTGATGCATCTACAAGTCGAGGTGCAAAAGTATCGAAAAAAGATGAAGCAACTCTAAAAAAAAAGTCAGATGATTTTAATGAAAGATATAAAGACAAATTAGGTTACGGAGCAAATGTCGGAACTTTAAAAGCTGTATTTCAAAGAGGTTTAGGAGCATTTAATGTAGGGCATAGCCCAAAAGTTAAATCTGCAAGCCAATGGAGTTTTGCTAGGGTTAATGCTTTTTTATATTTGTTAAAAAATGGCAGACCTCAAAACCCAAAATATACAGGCGATTTCGATTTACTACCAGCTAAACATCCAAAAAGTAAAAAGAAATGAGAAAAGGAAGATATAAATCATTATCAAGAATTACACCGATAGGTGGAAAACGTGGTTGTTTGTGTAAAGATCGTAAAACATATCACCCAGATTGCTGTACAGGCGAAATGCATGCACAGGGAGTTGGAAAAATTCATAAAATTTGACATAAAAAAAAAGTTCAAACGTATATAATATATAACCCTTAATAAATTATGAAAGCAACAGAAATTGTAAATCAGATAAAAACAGTTCTCGGAATGGAACTGAAAGAAGAAGTTCAGTTGGCGACTATGAAATTAGACAACGGAACAGAGATAATGGCTGAAGCATTTGAAGTTGACAAACAAGTATTTATCAAAAATGAAGATGGAGAAAGTATTCCCCTACCAGTTGGAGATTATACACTTGAAAATGGTCAATCTTTAAAAGTGGAAAAAGAGGGAGTAATCGCATCAATGGGTGAAGAAAAAAAGGAAGAAGCTGAGGAAGTAGAAGCAGAAGAAACAGTTGATGTTGAGGAAACCGAAGTTGTAGCAGAGGAAGATGAAGAAGATATGAAAAAGCATTATGCTACAAAGGAAGAGCTAGAAGAAGTCAAAACAGTCTTAGAGGAAATTAAAAAAGAAATTAAAAATTTAGGAAAAGACAAAGATGAAATGAGTAAAGATGAATCAATAAATGAAGTTGAAATGAGTGCAGAAGTTGTAGAGCCAATTGCTCACAATCCTGAAAAATTATCATCTCAAAAATATAATCAACCTATCAAAAAAGATTCGCATTTAGAATTAATAAGAAAAATAATAAATAATTAAAAATGAGTACAACAATTAATGTATCAAATGATGTCAAAAGGATATTTGACAAAACAGAAACACTTAGTGCTGCACATGAATTAAAGTATAGTGATACAGGAAAAGTATTTTTTCTGAATGCATCAGGTGGTGCTGCAGTAACTTTACCTGCAGTTAGAGCAGGGGTATCTTACAAGTTTATAGTAGCAGCGGCATTTAGCTCGACTGATTGGACTGTAACTGGTGGAGCAAGTAAAATACAGGGAACTGTTATCGTTAACGGAGCATCTGTATTAGGAGAAAACGAAACAACTATTACTTTTGCAAATGGAGCAGAAAAAGTTGGTGACTTTGTAGAATTACACTGCGATGGAACTAACTGGTTGCTATTTGGAATGGGTAGTGCAGGAAGTTCAATAACATTAGCATAATTAAAAAAATATAAAAAATGGCAACAATCCATAATATAACAACAACATACAGCGGTAAAGCGAGTGGACCTTACCTAAGGGCAGCTTTATTGACAGGAAAATCTTTAGCATCTGGAGCAATAGATATTAAAGATAATATTCAATTTAAAGAAGTAATGCAATTAATTACTTCGGATGCAAATTTAATTAAACCAGGCACCTGTGATTTTGATGCCAGCGGTGAGCTGACTACAAGTGAGGTCACGTTAGAGCCGAAGGAATTTCAGGTAAATTTAGAAGTCTGCGCAAAAAACTTTAGATCATCATGGGAAAGTTTACAAATGAGAGGTATTAAATCAGGTTTACCTAAATCTTTTGGTGATTTTATCTTAGAGCATGTAGTTCAAAAAACTGCTGCTGCTTTAGAAACAGCTATTTGGAGCAATACAACTTCTTCAGCTAATATTCCATTTGATGGTTTTGAGACATTAGCTGCTGCTAATTCATCAGTTGTTGATGTGTCGGCTACCACAGTGACTGCTGCAAATGTTACTACTGAGATTGGCAAAGTAGTCGATGCGATTCCAACAGCTGTTTATGGCAAAGAGGATTTATACATCTATGTACCTACAGCAATTTTTCAAAAATACATAAGAGCATTGGGTGGTTTTGGAGCATTAGGAAGCTCAAATGTAACTGCAGGTATTGACGATAAAATGCAAACTTGGTATGCAGGACAGCAAGAAATATTTTATGATGGTATAAAAGTTTTACATTGCCCAGGCATGACATCAACAAAAATGATTGCAGGAACAACTAGTAATTTGATATTTGGCTCATCACTGTATTCAGAATTAAATCAAGCATCTGTTTTAGATATGTCGAGCATTGATGGTAGTCAAAATGCAAGAGTAATTTTAAGAGGATCAGCTGGAGTTGCACTAGGTATCGGAAGCGAAGTAGTGCTTTATTCTTAATAATTGTTGGCTGAAATGCTAACACATAAAATTTTAAGCGATGGCATGTAATTTAACAAAAGGATACGCAACTAATTGTAAAGACGTTGTTGGCGGTATTGTACGAGCTTGGATGACAAATTTTGGCTCTTTGCATTCATTCGTGATAGATGCAAACGATCAAATCACTAATGGTAATGGTACAGCTACACTTTTTCAATATGATTTAAAAAACTCTGGCAATACCATGGTAACAACAGCGACTAATTCTAGAGATACTGGCACAAATTATTTTTCAACAGTTTTAACTTTGGTTTTACCAAAATTGACTAAGGAAATGTCAGTTGAAACTAAATTATTAGCATATGGCAGACCTCATATAATTGTTGAGGATAGAAATTCAAATTTCTTTTTACTCGGTAGAGTACATGGAAATGAATTGACATCAGCTACAATTGCAACTGGTGGTGCTATGGCAGATTTATCAGGGTACACACTTGAATTTACAAGTGAAGAAGTTGAGCCACCGATGTTTATAAGCGGAGGTACAGCAACAAACCCAACTGCTGGATTATCGAATGTTACTGAGACAATAACAGTCGGAACAAAT